CTCCGTTACCGCCCATACCAATAATGTAACCGTTATTAGTTAGTGTAACTCCGTTAGGAAAAGAACCAGAAACTGCTAGAGCTGGTGTTGCTGTACTGTTAGATGATAAATAAACACCTGAATTAATTGTTGCTGAAATAGGTGCTGTACCATTCCAACCAGCAGAAAGTGCTAAAGAACGTAAATCAGCATTTGTTTGATTAGAAGCAATAGAAAAACTAAATATATCAATAAAGAAAAGTTTCCAAACATTACTATCTTTTACATAACCTTCTCTTACGTTTGTCCAGACACCGTCCTTTTTAACGTAAATGTTTTGAACATCTCTCCAAACACCATCATGTTTTACATTGATAGCCATTATTAAACCTTATACCAGATGTCACCGTTAGAGCCACCAGAAGGAGCTGATGTTGAAACAGTCCGAGCACCTACTGAATTACTACCTACTGAGTTACCGTTTACTGTGCTACTAGTTAATGTAGCTCCTGTAATAGTAGGGCTAGTTAAAGTTTTATTTGTTAATGTAGTTGTTTCAGATCTTTCAATTACAATTTCTGTTTTAACAAAAGCTGTATTAGCAATCTGTGTAGTATTAGATCCACTAGCTGCTGTTGGTGTTACTGGAGATCCTGTAAATGAAGGAGATGCTGTATCTGCTTTAGAACTAATAGCAGAAGCAATAGCATTAAACTCACTGTCAATCTCCGTGCCCTTAACAATCTTACCTGAGTCACCTGAAGGTAATGTATCTTTAGTAGCGAAGTTGGTTGCTTTTGTATAATTACTCATGTCTTATCCTTAAATCAATGTCTTACCGGCTTTTAATCCAAAGTCAATCTTTTGAATCGACAAAGGAGCGTTGTTAATATCAGCTTCAAATCCTAATTGAACTACTTTACCTGAACCACCGGCGTTAACTTGAGCACTGTCAAGAGCCATGCCGTTAGAATAAGTAGCAATATTATATTGACCTACACCATATTCAAACACAGATAAAGTATCTAATGCTACAACTTGTGTATTATAGTTACTTGTGTAATCAAATCCCCATTTAAAAGCAATACCCTGTGCTGAACCACCAATAGCAACTAAGTTAATCTTTTTCATTATCTTAGTCTGTGCAGGATTATCAAAGTCAAAGTAGTTAGTATAATAAGATAAACGATACGTAATACCATTATCTTGATACCCGCTATACTTACCAATATAACCCGGCTTACCAATGTATAACTCTTTAGTTGTTGTTAAATTAAAAGCTGTTGGTTTAATATCTTTCCAAATTGTAACTCGAGCACCACCATTTTCTAGAGAACCTCTTGTATCAAAACAATAAGTAAAACCTGTAGATGGTAATGCTAATAAGTATTGAGCATCTGTAGGATAATATACAGCTTTGATGTACTTCAATACTTCACTATTGACGTTGCTTAATAGACCGTCACGTACATTTTTAGACACATCTCTAAACGGTAATGATTTCTCTTGTACCACACGCTGTAAAGATTGAACACCAGTAGATGCTAAGAACATTAAGTCTGTACCAATAGAAGCTACAGAATCTCTAGCAATACAACCAATACCTGTGACAGTATCTTTTAATGTTAACGATGATGGATCTACTGGGTTCTCATAAATTACAATATGCTTCTCACAGAATATAATTAAGAATCCGTTATGATCTGCAAGAGCTACAATAGGATCATTGTTAGGAACAACTTCACTAATGTTTAAGTATCCTGAAGTACCTGTCTTCCACTCAGTCGGATCTAACAAGTCACTGAAGTATACAGTCTGTCTATCATTAGCAATGTCAGCGACCCACACACGACCATAAGCAGTCATCACTACGTTAGGAGTAAAATCAGTAACAGTATAGTTACCAGGTAAGTTAGTAGCAATATCGCCTAATCTTTGTAAACCATAAGAACCAGTATGAGCATGAGCTGCAGCACCTAGTTTATGATAAACTAATATAGGATGTCCAGCTTGTGCTAGGATAGCATGACCTGAAGGTGTTGCTCCTGTGTCATAAGGCATACCACTGATCTGCCAGTTATCATCAGTAATAGCATAAGTTAAATTTGCTGTATTAGTACTATTTCGTACAGCTAGTTCAGTAAGTGTTGTAGTACCTACGTATAGTTTATTATTAGCTGCTGACAACACAACACTGCCGTCATCTTTAACAACCTCATAGATAGCTCTAAAACTACCTGTAGATGCAGCTGTAGTGTTTACTTTAGACCAGCCTTTACGAGCACCGATACGACCGTACTGGTCAATGACGCAGTTAAAAGCCTCTAAAGCAAAACCACTAGATAGCTGTACCGAACTATCTTGGGTGTTTAACCCATAGAATCCGGGAGCAGCGATCGAGCCTGTGAGTAGTTGTTCAGCCATTACGAAGCCATCCATTCACCTTCTTCAAGGTATCGACTACTTTCAATAGCAATAGCATCTGCTAGTGATTGGTTATACAATGCATACATTTCACCTGAAGTGATACCACCGTCTTCACCACGTTCAGCAAAAGCTCTTGCACATGCGTTAAAGATAACAGGTTCATGCGGTACTAATAGTACGTCAGAGTTAGCAGATAAAGGTAACTGTGGTTTAATGACGTTAAAACGAATGTTATAAACACCGTCAGGAATAGGATATAAATCTACCTGAGTATCACCGTTAGTGTCTGTACCGTTAAAGTTGTAGTATCTTGGTGACCCTTCTTCAGCACTAGTCATCAAGAATAAACGGTTCATTTCAGAGACTGTTTGATACTTTAAGAAAAAATCATCAGTATCATTGATAACGTCAATCATTTTAAATCGTTGACCTGAGCCAACTAGAACATAGTTAAAAATACTACCAGTTGTAGTTGCTGATAATGTATCAGATAAAGCGTTCCATGAATAAGAATCTTCTACTTGTCGTTTAGCATCGTTAACGAAATCACCTATCATCTTAGAATAGGAGTTATCAGCTACGGAAGAAACTTCACTCTCTCGTAGTCTGCGTAGTACCGAATTAACTAATTGAATATATTGCATTATAGTCCTTATTTCCGTATATTATAACATACTTTATTCAAAATGTCAAGCTTTATTTGTTCTTTTTACCATTTAACCTTATCAGCCCAGTACGCAGCTGACATTTTACCTTTAGCAATGTTCTTAGCATGACGGTCTTTAAAGGCTTTATTCCTTGCTGAGCCGTCAGGACTACCCTTAACACCTTGCTGTCCAAACCTAATAGTCTTAACTTCATCACCTGATTTAGCCACTACTACATGTGACTTAGTAGGATGACTTGGTGTGGCTTTAGGTTTGTTGTAACCTGACACACCTGCTTGTTTAGAGTCTTTTTTCATTTCTTTTTCTTGGCTGTCTTAGCAGCATCCTTAAAGTCTTTAGCGGTTGGAGCACCTTTGCTACCTACCTTACGCATCTTCTCACCTGAGCCAGCTTTGATTCTTGCTTTCTTAGCTGCAATATTACTGTATAAACCTTGTTTCATAATTAAGCTCCGTTCTGATAAGCTGTGTTTTGTAGAATCTCCATAGTCAGAATAACTGAGAATGTAGAACCTGCTGCTGGAGTTACTGTAACATAGTCATACTCATCCATGACCATTCGACCATCAGAAAATTTAAGATACTCACCAGCTCCTACAGACTTAGAACCTGAGATAACAATGGTAGATCCATAGCTAACGTCATGCCAACCAGCAGATACACCTGCCGTAGAACCACCGCCATTAGCAATAAACAACATCGTAGCAATAGCTTTACAGCCTTTAGGGACTGTATAAATAGTGTTGCTAACACCGGCTGTTAAGTTTTTACCTACTGTGAGTTCTCTCATTTAATTGTCCAATGACTTGTTATGTAAGTAATAATACCACCTACTCCGGATGCAATAACCATGCCCATCCAGAATCCACCTTTAGACTTATTAGCTAACTCTAGCAGTTCTTCCATACCAGACTCTAGCTTGTCTATCTTTTTTTCCATAGCCTCTACTTGAGCTGTAAGCTTACCGTATTTGTAGAGATCTACTCCGTTCTCTGTCGTCATCTTGTTCCTTTAAATAAGTTGCTCTACATATTCAACAATTAAACCAATAGGTTGTACGCTCCAAGAAAAGATTCTGTCATTATGAACAAAATCGTTTAGAAGCTCTTTTTTATCTTCCGGTATAAAACTATACCCTTGAGAATATTTATCCCATTGTTTAGCTTCAGTAGCAAAATTGTATTCACTAAATGATACATCATCGCCGGTAGTTTTGTAATAAGTTGTAGGAGTATTGTTTTTAAAATAAACATAATCGTATGTAACACCATCAACTACACAATCTTTTTCAAACAACTCTGTTCTATTATCTTGATAAACA